GAGATAGTCTGACCGATGGTCGCGTCTAAGCAGAAAGGGCCATCTTCAATTGTTCGCCGTGTCTGCTGTTTTACAGCATTGGTTATGCCGTATTGTCCACTAGGCTAAGGAGTGTTCTCTCACTCTTGCTTAGCAGTGGGCCTCCGTCTAGAGGGGCATCGTACTTGATAATGTCCGAGTTCGATAGACGGAGTGATATTGCATCCGATGTTTCAATCAGCCGTTTGTCCACGATTGCTAATAGCTGGATAGAGTTTGCGATCATTGCGTTTTTCTCAATCTCATCCGCGTGTCTTACAATGCAAGCCGAATAATATGCAGCGGAGAAGGATGCGTCTGTATATCCTACAGACGTTAACCCTTTTTCTCTGGATGTTATTCTGATGATTTTATTCAGGCTGGTCTCATTGAACCAAGCCGGAATTGCAACGTGCGCGCTGAGAATTTCGTTTAGTGCATCTATTGTAAGAATACTCTCACGATAATAGAAATACGCTAACTCGAGTATCTGGAGCGGCTTCATTGCTGTTAGTGAGGTCACTAATTTAAATACGGAATGCCCATCTAACGCTTCCGAGAAGTTCCATGCGACTGTCTCGAGATTAATCCGTCCATCGGCTCAAGCGAAGAGTATGCCGTACTTAAACGGTTTCAGTTTTATACCGTCGACAACGAAATTCCGTGCGAATTCAATCGTCGGGCTATCCGCGTCGCGTGATATCACTGTTTTCCCTTTGTTTACGCTTACTCCGATTGACGTCATAAATCCGATATATCTGTCGAATTCCTCGTTTGTTCCGTAGAAGAACAAATCGTCGCCGACGAGGGCGTAGCGGTCTGTCGTTACCCCGCAGATTCCGTTGATGACGAAGTGGTGAAACAACGCCATTATCGGCCAGGAAGTAAAAATTCCCATACCTTGCCCTACCTCGTACTTAATGGGTAGTCCGTGATTTAACTTTGATCCCTCTGTTTTGAACTCTCGGTCAACAATGATCAACCACTGATCGGCGATTGATCGGCCGTTAAAACCGAGAAGGCTGAAGACCGAAGATAGGATCTCCGCCTGTAGCAAGCGGGGTATTCTGTCTGTCGCCGCGGTTAGGTCTATGCTGAAATAATTCATCCCGTCTACTTTTTTAGCAGACAGGACGTGCCCGATTCCTTTTTTGTGATCAAAAGTGAAATCGGAGTCTATTGTTTTCAGCATAGCGAACAGGGCAAAGTGTATCCCCGACAGTGCTGTTTGTGTTAACCAGTCAACATTAGCGATAATTCTCGCTTTACCGCCTGGTGCAGTAAAATGGAATAATCTCGAATGAATTAGCGCGTTTGAAAACTTTGTGTTTTCTCTGATCGCTTCAATCAATCGAATGAATGCATCATGGTTAACGAAGTTTTTCGATATGCTAATTATCGCGTCCCATAATTTACTGTCTGCCGCTACTGCTCCGACGTCATTGTACAGATTATTCGATGATGCTCCGGAATTGGGAGACGACGC